GGAGTCGCAACACCATTAATCAATCAATTATTTACGGCAAATGGCACTCAAACATCATTCACTTTAAGTGATTATGTAACAGCAACCGATATTCTTGTAACAGTTGATACTGTTATTCAAGCACCAATAACCAATTACAATATAAATGGGCTAAGTCTAGAATTTACTTCTGCTCCTACTGTTAGTTCTATCGTTGGAGTTCGTAGTTTTGGTAACTGGAGTTCAAGAGACGGCTTTGTAAATAGATTCACTGGAAATGGTGTTGCTACTTCATATACTTTAACTGGTTATGCGGTAAGTAGTCGCAGTATGATGGTGTTTGTTGATGGTATCTATCAAATACCTGATGTAGACTTTACTGTAGCTGGTACATTATTAACATTTACTGGCGCACCTGATTCAGCAGCCGATATTACTATTCAAAGTTTCAATAATACATTGGGTACAAATGCTTTAGTAGCTGACCCATCTGGTATTACAGTTGCCAATGTAGCTTATAGTATAGATAGTTTTAGCACCACTAATTATCGTACTGCCAAATATATTATATCCGTTACAAATGGATCAAGTTATCAAGCAACCGAGGCAATGCTAGTACATGATGGTACTACTCCTCAACTAGTAACTTATGCCACTGTTTTCACCGGATCGGCGCAAATAATGTCATTTAGTGCCAATATTTCATCAAATACAGTGAATGTTTATGGTACTGGTGTTGGTACTGTAAATACAGTTAAATTACAAAGAACCTACGTGAAAGTTTAATCTAGATGCCAATCAAAAAATTTAATGCGAACAGTGTAGCTGGTGGATTAGTAAGTGGAGCGACCGTATCGTCCTCTGCACCAGCCGCACCTTCGAATGGAGCATTATGGTTGCACAGTTCTACTGGTACTTTGCTTACCTATTATGATAGTGGGACTAATACTCAATGGTTACAACCTGTAGGTACGGCTGGTGCTGCTGGTGCTGCTGGTGCTGCTGGTGCTGCTGGCGCAACTGGCATTGCAGGCGCAACTGGTGCTGCTGGGTCTAGTGCCACTGCTGGTGTGTTAACAGTAGGTAATACTGCACAACGCCCTGTTGATCCTGCTGCAGGAACGATGCGAGTTAATAGTCAAACAAATTATGTTGAAGTCTATTATAGTTCTAGTTGGATTAATGTGAAGTTTATTGGAACAATTAATGTAACAAGTGCAAATGCAACAGTTACATATAGTGGTGATTATGCTATTCATACTTTCTTAACTAGCGGAACTTTCACACCAACATCTGTGCCAGCAGATGGTTCTATTGATTATCTGATTGTTGCAGGTGGTGGTGGTGGTTGTGCGGGTGGCGGAGGAGCAGGAGGATTCAGATCAGGAACTGGGTTAGGCATTAATGCTGGCACTGTTTATACTGTTACAGTAGGAGCAGGTGGACCTAAACGATACCCGAATCAATCTGGTGCTCCCGCAACATCAGGCGATGTTTCAATCATATCTGGATCAGGAATGTCAACTATTACTGCTGCGGGCGGTGGTGGCGGTGGCGATAATGGAAGCCCTGGTGCAGCCGGTGGTAGCGGTGGTGGTGGTGGTTTTAGTGGAGGTGGGACAACTCTAGGTGGTGCTGGAAATACTCCCGCTACCATCCCTAGTCAAGGAAATAATGGTTCAGGTAATGCTGGTAATACTGGTAGCCCTTATGTTAGTGGCGGTGGTGGTGGTGCTGGAGCAGCAGGATCTGACCCACCATCAGGATCTATTGCAGGTAGTGGAGGTATCGGTGCAAATTCATCAATATCTGGAACTAGCATAACTTATGCTGGCGGTGGTGGTGGCGGTGGCTATCAAGGTGGTACCGGTGGATCAGGTGGACTAGGAGGTGGAGCCCCTGGTAATACTACAACAAACGGAACTGCTAATACTGGTGGTGGTGGTGGTGGCAGTCAAGGAGCACAGGGCAACGGTGGTTCCGGTATAGTAATAATTAGATATAGGTATCAATAAAATGTCATTATCATTCCCACTCAGTCCAGTATTAAATCAAACTACCGTAAGTGGAGGCTCTACTTGGATATGGAGTGGAACTTCATGGGTAAAAACAACAACCGGTACCGCAATTGATAATAGAATAATGGTTGCTGTATCAGACAATTCACCAACTAGTCCTACAGTAGGCTCATTGTGGCTTAATTCATCAACTGGCGATTTGCTAATGTGCTTTACTGGCGGCGCTACTCCAGTCTGGGTTCAGGCAGCAGGCGCTGACGGCGTTACTGGTGCTACCGGGCCGCAAGGTACTCCGGGAGGTGCCACTGGAGCTACTAGTATAATCCCCGGTGCAACTGGCCCAATTGGTTCTACGGGAGCATCTGGCCCAATTGGTTCTACGGGAGCAACTGGCCCAATTGGTGCTACTGGTACAATTGCTTCTATTCCCGTTATAGCAGGGTATGTTGAATCAGTTATTACAATTGGTACAGTTGTTTCGTCGTACACTTTGTCTATCACTAATGGAACTGTACTCACTGCTACATTAACTTCAGCAGTACCATGCACCTTCACTATGCCAACGCCTACTGCAGGACTATCTTTTGTATTGTTACTTAAACAACCAGCCGCTGGGTCACCTAGCACTGCGGCCATATTTACAAATGTCAAATGGAATTATGCTGGCACTCCTAATATTACTCAAATATTGGGTAAAATGGATATTTTTACTTTCATTGCAGATGGTACTAACTGGTATGGAGCAACAGTTCAAGGATACACTCCATAATGCTAGCAGCAATTAATACATTTTCTATTGCTACCCAGAGAACATTCATTCCTGTCATTGATTACCTACTAGTAAGTGGTGGAGGTGGTGGAGGAATGGACTTCGGTGGAGGTGGTGGTGCTGGCGGATTAAATACTGGTAGTTTAACTCTTCAGACAACAATTACTTATGTAGTAACAGTAGGTGCTGGAGGGCCTGGTGCCTCATCTCCTTCAGTTAACGGATCAAATGGACTTCCTAGCTCAATTGTTGGTGGATTAATTTCCCAAATAGTTCTAGGTGGAGGAGGAGGTGGCAGTCCCAGTAGTGGTTCAAGTGCTGGCAGCGGCGGCAGTGGGGGTGGAGCTTACGGAAACGGTAGTCATGGTGGAAATGGTGCTGGAACATCCGGTCAAGGTTTCAATGGTGGCACAACATCTGGAGGAAGCACATATGGAACAAGTCCAACAGGTGGAGGTGGAGGTGGAGCAGGCACGGTAGGGGTTAGCTCAACTGCTTCAATAGGTGGCAATGGCGGACTAGGAGCAAACTCATCTATTACTGGGTCATCTGTTACCTACGCAGGAGGTGGCGGTGGCGGCGGGTATGGTGGATATTCAACACAAACTGGTTATGGTGGATCCGGTATCGGTGGAAACGGAAGTAATGATACCTGGGGCAGCGGAACTGCTGGCGCTGTCAATACTGGTAGCGGCGGCGGCGGCGGCGGCGGCGGCGGGTATGGCGGAAACGGAAATGGTAATGGCGCCGTTGGAGTGGTAATCATTCGTTGTAGCTCATCATTGCCAGTACTCGCAGGAACCACTGGTTCTCCTACCATTACCGTATCAGGTGGTTATAGAATTTATAAATTTACTACTTCAGGTTCAATTACATTCTAATAAATACATATTATGGCAATCTCATTTCCTTCAGACCCCTATCCAGGTCAATCAGTAGTTGTTGGTAGTAAAAATTGGGTATGGAACGGTAATTATTGGGCAAAAAGTGCTTCACTCGGTGGAGGAACTGAATTAGCCGTGTTTCCAGAACTTATAGGCAACACTGGTAGATTTCTTACTACTGATGGTACAACTACTAACTGGGGAAATGTAATTATACCTCCAGCCTTACCTACTCAAACTGGCAATAGTGGAAGATTTCTTACAACAGACGGTACAACTACTAGTTGGGGAAATGTAATTATACCAGCCGTGTCTGCCGCAGCTATAAGTGATCAAACTAACACAAGTACTGGTTATTTGGGAATACCTACAGGAAATACCACACAACGACCAGGATCACCCGCTAATGGTGCATCACGCATCAATAGTGAAACAAATTACTTTGAAACTTATTACAATTCTAACTGGATTAATTTAACTTACATTGGATTGGTTACTGCTACTAGTGCAAATGCAACTGTTACATACAGTGGCAATTATGCTATTCATACTTTCTTAACCAGTGGAACTTTCACTCCAACATCTGTACCAGTAGGTGGTACTGTTGAATGTCTTGTTATTGCTGGCGGCGGCGGCGGCGGCAATACTATGGGCGGCGGCGGCGGCGCTGGTGGATTAATATATAGCCTCACTCAAGCAGTTGCTCCAAATGTAGCGTACACCGTTACTGTCGGTGCGGGTGGTGTGGGGGCATCTACTAGAAATGTAACCGGAACTCAAGGCGTCAATTCAAGTATTATTGGTTCTGGTACACCATCTATTGCTATTGGAGGCGGTGGGGGATCAAGTTGGAATGCTGGGTCAGGTAATGGTGGTTCTGGCGGCGGCGGCGGTGGCGGTCTGAACGCCGCTGGAGGAGCAGGAACAGTTGGACAAGGTAATGCAGGTGGAAATGCATCTGGTACTAGCTACTCAGGAAGTGGTGGCGGTGGCGCAGGTGCAGCGGCCACCGCCACTTCAAGTGGCCCTGGCGGGGTAGGGTTATCTTTTTCTATTTCAGGATCCACCAATACATACTCTGGCGGAGGTGGCGGCGCGTGGGGGTCAGGGTATGGCCCTAGTGCTGGTGGTGCTGGTGGTGCTGGTGGTGGTGGCGCTGGTGGGCAAGGGTATGTCGCGGGAACTGGTGGAACAGCGAATACTGGAGGCGGTGGTGGTGGTGGCGGATATGGTGCTGGTGATGCGCCTGGCGGTGCTGGCGGCAGTGGAATAGTAATAATTAGATATAGGTATCAATAAAATGGCATTAGCATTTCCAAGCAGTCCTACATTATATCAAACGACTACAACTGGCGGTCAAACCTGGACCTGGAATGGTAATAATTGGTATGTTGCGAGTTCAGGTGGCGGTGGTGCAAGTGTAACCGTAGCTAATTCTGCTCCCGCTAGTCCAACAGATGGTTCAATGTGGTTGAATAGCGATTCAGGCGTGTTCTCTGTATTCTACAATACATCAAATGTATGGCTAGGATTCGTTGGCGGCGGTGGAACTTCATTGCCATCATTTACTGGTAATACTGGAAAATTTCTTACCAATGACGGAGTTTATTCAAGTTGGGGTAATGTTACAATACCATCAGTTACAGCAGCAGCAGTGAGTGATCAACTAAACACTAGTACTAGCTATTTTTCATTACCCACTGGTAATACTGCTCAACGAGGTAGTCCAGTTGCTGGGGCTACCCGCATTAATAGTGAAACCAATTATTTTGAAACTTATTACAATAGTAATTGGTTTAATCTGACTTATATCGGAATTATTACTGCTACTGGTGGAATAGTTACAACATCAGGGAATTACAAGATACATACCTTTATCACTACCGGTAACTTGAATATTACAGCCTCTCCTACTGGCGCAACATATGAAATATTGATAGTAGGTGGTGGTGGTGGTTCAGGTGGATATAGTGGTGGTGGCGGTGGTGGCGAGGTTCTGTACTCGGCTAACCAATCATTGAATTCACAAACATATTTAATCACAGTCGGTGGTGGTGGACCAAACGCGGGCGGCGCGAACGGTGGTGACATTATCGCATATCATGGCACTGCTTCTGCTGCATTTGGCGAAACGGCTAAACCTGGTGGCGGTGGCAAGGGGTCAGATAGCACAACTACTCCGTCAACTACTTTGATTGCAAATGGTGGAGGTGGAGGATCTAGGGCAACTGGATATGCAGGCGCTCTAGGAACTAATGTAATAAGAAACTTCACACGATATGGCGGGTATACTGGTGGATCAGGACAAAATGCAACTAATTATCCTGCAGGTGGTGGCGCTGGCGCTGCTGGTAACGGAATATCACCTGCAGGTAGTGGCAGTGCGGGTGGTAATGGTGGACCAGGCGTATTAATTGATATGACAGGTTCTGCTCTCTACTGGGCAGGTGGTGGTGCTGGAATGGTTTATTATTCTACTACTGCTCCAGGCAACGGTGCATATGGTGGCAACGGTGGCAGTGGTGGTGGTGGTGGTGGATGGGGTGAGGGCGGACGTAACGGAACTGGCGGCGTCGGATATAATGTAGGTGGTAATCCAGTGGGCACAGTGGGTGGTAATGGTGGAGATAACACCGGTGGTGGTGGTGGAGCCGGCGCAGGTAATACAAGTGGCAGCACAGGTGGCGGAAACGGTGGATCCGGAATAGTAATAATTAGATATAGAATATAGGTATCAATAAAATGGCATTATCATTTCCAAGCAGTCCTACAGTAAATCAAACTACTACAACAGGTGGTCAAACCTGGACATGGAATGGTGCATCTTGGCTTAGTGGTGGTACAGGTGGTGGGTCTTCCGCAGCAGCTACTACAGTTAGCACTACTGCTCCAACTTCTCCAGTTGAAGGCCAAATGTGGTACGATACAACTGATGGTACTTTGCTTATTAGAACCGGCTCAATTTGGGTTGAGTCTGTCGTTGCTTTGGCCGGTGCTGCCGGTGCTGCCGGGGTTGCGGGTGCTTCTGCTAATCCATTGCCTGTTGGTAATATAGCACAACGACCTGTCTCTCCAGTAGCAGGTACTATGCGAATTAATAGCGAAACCAATTACTTTGAAACTTATTACAATTCTAACTGGTTTAATTTAACTTACATTGGATTGATTACTGCTACTAGTGCAAATGCAACGGTAACCTACAGCGGTGATTATGCTATTCATACTTTCTTAACTAGTGGAGTGTTTACTCCAACATCCGTACCATTAGGTGGTACAGTTGAGTGTCTAATTGTTGCAGGTGGGGGTGCAGGTGGGTATGGTTATCAGGGAGGTGGAGGTGGTGCAGGTGGATTGGTATACTCAGCTAGTCAACCAATCTCAGTCGGTAGCTATGTAGTGACGGTAGGTGCAGGTGCAGTATCTGGTGCAAATAATGGCAACGACTCCGCAATTGTAACTATATTAAGTGCCGTCGGAGGGGGGAGAGGTGCAGGAGAACCTCCCGGTGCCGCATATTCTGCTGTCGTTGGTGGTTCAGGTGGCGGCGGAAGCCATCCACTGCCTACTGCAGCAGCCGGTACAGCAGGTCAAGGAAATGCAGGTGGTATTGGATACAGTGGTAGCACCACATGGGGCGGTGGCGGCGGTGGCGGCGCTGGTGCGGTAGGCGCGAATGCAATCAGTAATGTATCCGGAAGTGGTGGTGTAGGTTTAGTAAATTCTATTACTGGTTCAGCCATTTACTATGCTGGCGGCGGTGGCGGATGCACTAGGGCTGGTGATGGCGCATTAGGTGGGAACGGCGGCGGCGGAACAGGCACAGGCACAGGCACAGGCGCTTCCGGGACAGCAAATCGCGGAGGTGGTGGCGGGGCGGGCGGCGACAGCGCGGGCGGCGGTGGCTCTGGTGCCGGTGGTTCAGGCGTAGTAATAATTAGGTATAGGTATCAATAATCATGGCATTATCATTTCCAAGTAGTCCTACATTAAATCAAACTTATACCTTAGGCTCAAAAACCTGGGCCTGGAATGGTTCAAGTTGGAGAGCATCAACAACTTCATCGGCTACTACAGTTAGCACTACTGCTCCAACTTCTCCAGTTGAAGGCCAAATGTGGTACGATACAACTGATGGTACTTTGCTTATTAGAACAGGTAATGTTTGGTTAGAGTCTGTCGTTACTACTGCTGGCCCAACTGGTGCTTCTGCTAATCCATTGCCCAGTGGTAATACTGCACAACGGCCTAGTCCTCCCACAATAGGCAATATGAGAATCAACAGTGATACTAACTATGTTGAAGTCTATTACAATACTAATTGGTTTAATTTAACTTACATTGGATTGGTTACTGCTACTAGTACAAATGCAACTGTAACATATGTAGGTAATTATGCCATTCACACTTTTAATACAAGCGGAACTTTTACTCCGTCAGATGTACCAATAGGTGGTACTGTTGATTATCTGGTTGTTGCTGGCGGCGGCGGCGGCGGCGACACTAACGCAGGTAATGCAGGTGGTGGTGGTGCAGGTGGTTATTTAACTGCATCTGGAGTGACGGTGATAGCTACTACTTATACAGTTACCGTAGGTGGTGCTGGCCCAGTAGCTACCAATGGTACTAATTCAGTAATTAATACTATTGTTACTGCTACTGGCGGCGGTGCTGGTGGAAGGTACCAAGCATCAACACCACTAAGCGGAGGAAGTGGTGGAGGAGTAGGCCAGGGTGGCACGGGCAGCGGTGCTTCTGGTATAAGTGGACAAGGATATGCTGGTGGAGGAAATTCCGGTAACGCTTATGGCGGTGCTGGCGGTGGCGGTGCGGGTGGTGCGGGTGGAGATACATACGGGACAAATAATAGAGAAGGTGGCGCTGGCGGAGTAGGATTAGCATCATCAATTAGCGGATCAGTATTGTACTATGCAGGTGGAGGCGGTGGTTCTGCACATGGCTCAGGTACTGCCGGTGTCCCATTGGGTGGCTCATCAGTCGGTGGAAATGGACACTATGGTGCAGTTGCTACAAATGGCACAACTAATCGCGGTGGCGGTGGCGGTGGCGGTGGAGAAACTCTTGCATCAGGTACTGGTGGTTCTGGTATAGTAATAATTAGATATAGGTATCAATAATCATGGCATTAACTTTACCAGCAAGTCCCACATTGAATCAAACCTATACCTTAGGTTCAAAAACTTGGATATGGAATGGAACATCCTGGAGAGCGACAGTTACTGCAACAACTGTAGCATCATATGATACTCCCACTACCAGCACTGGATTTTTGGCATTGCCCAGCGGAAATACAGTTCAACGCCCCGGTAGTCCCACGGTCGGTAATACACGATGGAATACAACTGCAAATGTTGCTGAAATGTGGAATGGCAGTGCATGGTATGCATTTGTAACATCAAATTACGCAATTGATTATTTGGTTGTAGGGGGCGGTGGTGGCGGCGGCAGTTCGGGCGGCAGTAATGGTGGTGGCGGCGGCGGCGGCGCTGGAGGATATATTGCATTTACTGGATATAGTGTACCTTCTGGAACTACTATTACAATTACTGTAGGCGCTGGTGGCCCTGCTGGTGCGACAGGAGGTAGTGCAGCCGGAACTAGTGGTAGTAATTCTACTTTTGCAACTATAACTGCTATCGGTGGCGGTGGTGGCGGTAACGGTAGTAGTAGCGGAGCTGGATTAGTAGGTGGGTCAGGGGGTGGCGGTGGTTGGCCTTCTGGTGCAGGTGCAGCCGCATCATCAAGCGGCGCTCAAGGATTTGCAGGAGGAAACGCAGGTCAACCAAATGGTGGTGGGGGCGGTGGCGCTGGCGGCGTTGGAGTAAATAATGGAGCACTTGGTGGAGGTATTGGAGTGTATTCCTCAATAAATGGAACAAATACTGCATATGCTGGTGGCGGTTCTGGAGGTGGGGGCGGTGCAGCATCAGTTGGTGGGGGCGGTAGTTTTAGTGGTTCAGGATTGCCAGGTACAGTAAATACTGGGGGCGGTGGTGCTGGTGGATATGCTGCAGGAGCTGCCGGTGCAGGCGGATCAGGGATAGTAATACTTCGTTATCTTGCAACCTACAATGCAGCAACAGCAACAACCGGATCTCCTACCGTAACGATAATAAACGGATATCGAATTTATACCTGGACCACTACTGGATCAGGTTCAATAACTTTTTAACATATAAAAATACATTCAAATAAATAGACAATAAGGAGACACTTAACATGGGTCATTTTGCACAAATTAATGAAGCTAATCAGGTAGTTCAGGTCATCGTAGCTGAACAAGATTTTATCAACACCGGTCTAGTCGGTAGTCCATCAACTTGGATTCAAACAAGTTATAATACTTTTGCAGGTCAACATAGACTTGGCGGTACTCCACTTCGTAAAAACTATGCAGGAATCGGATACGCATATGATAGCTCACTAGATGCTTTCATTCCACCTAAACCATTTCCAAGCTGGACATTAGTAGAAGATACTTGCCAATGGGAACCACCTACTCCAATGCCAACTGATGGCAAAATGTATAGATGGGATGAAGATACACTAGCTTGGATTGAAATAGTTGTTCCTGCAATTCCAGAATAATAGCTGATGGCTAATTTCACTTTTATTGCTGACACTGGATTTACTACTGCTGGTAATATCAGTGCCGGTAATATTAGTACAAGTACTTTGATTGTAAATTCAACAACACCTGTTGCGAATTTAGCCGCAGCAACAGCAGGTACAGTAACTACAGCCGCACAATCAAGTATTACTTCATTAGGTAATTTAACTAGTTTAACAATTGCTGGATTGACTACAACCCAACAAACAACTGATGTTATTAATAGTTTAACTGGAGCTACTGGTAATGTAGTTCACGATTTAAGTACTGGTGGAATATTTTATCATACTAGTATTGCAGCAAATTTTACTGCAAACATAACCAATGTTCCTGCCACTAATAACAGAACTATTGTGGTGGTATTGATATTAAATCAAGGTGGAACAGCTTATATTCCATCCGCAGTTCAAATAGATGGAGTAGCACAAACTATCAAATGGGTATCATCTACTGTACCTACTGGTAATGCTAGTAAGATTGATATGGTTGGATTTACTTTGTTAAGAGTTTCTTCAGCATGGACCGTATTCGGTCAATTATCATCTTACGGATAAGATGCTTCATTTAACTTCTTTAGCAGTATTAATTACAACTCTAAGAGTTGGTATCGCCGCAAATGATCCCTACTTTAATACTACAGTTTTATTATTGAATGGTGATGTAACTCCATTTACTGATGATGCAAGTATTAATAAATTTTCATTAAATCCATTTGGTGCACCTAGGGCTACTACTTTTAATCCATATCAAGAAGGGTATTATAGTGGATTGTTTAATGGTACTTCAACTTCTGTTAATCCTGCCACTATACCCATAGCCAGTACTGGTGCTTTTACTATAGAAGGCTGGATATATTCAACTAGTTCTTCACTTCAGTGTATATATTCACAGTATGCCTCTGCTGGATCTGATCCAGGTCGTATGAATCTTATGTTCAATGACCCAGCAGGAAAAATATCTATAGGTACTGGAGCAGGTGCTAATGGTACTTTGATTAGTGTTTCTTCAATTCCTTTGAATATATGGACACATTTTGCATTGGTGCGTGATGCTAGTAATGTTGCAAAAATATACATAAATGGCGTACTTGATGCCACTAATGCAACTTTTACCACTACTATTTTGCAGACCACTGCTTATATTGGATATACTGCTGCTTCGCCTGGATATGGATTTTATGGATATATTTCAAATTTTAGAATAACCAATACCGCAGTTTACACCGGTAATTTTACAGTATCAACTGTACCATTAACAGCAACCCAAAGTAGTAGTGGTAATATTGCTGCTATTACTGGAACAGCAACAAGTTTATTAACATTACAAAGTAGTTGGTTTAAAGATAATTCTACTAACACAGTTACCGGATCTAATACTATAATTTCTGGTTATCAGCCCTTTATCTTACCCTCACTTTATTCTGGTTATGGGAGTGGCCTGTTTAATGGAAGTAGTGATTATTTTACTGTAACAAAAACGGGTGGTTGGTTAACTTCAGGTGGAAATTTTACCGTTGAATATTGGGCATACTTAACAAGTTATCCTAGTTCTTCTAGCGGTAATTATATTGCAGTTCCTTTTGGCACTAGTGGATATAGTAACGGATGGGAACAAGGATTTGGTGGTACGGCATCATCATATACAAGTTATTATTTTGCCTTTAAGGGAGCTGGTGGTGTATCAGCAACATACAGTTTCTTACTTAATAGATGGTATCATATTGCTGTTGTTAAAAATAGTTCAACCACTACCGCATATATTAATGGTGTAAGTTCTGGTACTTCTACTAATATCACCACTTGGACTGATAACGCTGGGATGAATATAGGTCTATTAGGGGTGGCAAGTTATCCTTATTGGTATCCTGGCTATATATCAAATATGCGTATTGTTAATGGAACGGCAGTATACACCGGAGCATTCACTCCTCCTACAGCCCCATTATCAAGAATTCAAAGTAGTGGTACAAATATAGCCGCACTTACTGGAACAGAGACAGTATTACTAACATTACAAAATAATCAATCACAGAATAACAATCAATTCAGAGATAGTTCTTCTAGTAACTTTACAATTACAAGAAGTGGTACGCCAACGCAAGGTACATTTACTCCATTCTCGCAAACTGGGTGGAGTGGGTACTTTGATGGTAGTAGTTATATAAGTGTTGCAGATAGTGCAAACTTAGAGTTTGATTCAGGGGATATGACTGCTGAATGCTGGTTCTATATGATTGGAACCGGCGGATATTTATTAAATAAAAATTATTCAGGAGCTAGTCCGTCAGTCGGTTTCGCTTTAGCTCTTGGTACAACTGCTATAAATTGGTATCTAGATGCATATAACGCTTCCGTCTGTATTCAAGTAAGTATTCCAGTTACTCAAAATACTTGGCATCATATTGCTATTGTTAGGTCGGTTTCAGGGACTACCAATAATGCTATCTTTTTAGATGGCATAAGAGTGGCTACTAGTGCCGTAGCGACTGCCTTTCCAAATAATAACCAAAGTTTTAATATAGGAACTACGATACTTAACGGGGCTGCATATTCTTCATTTACTGGTTATATTTCTAATGTTCGTGTTGTTAAGGGAACCGCAGTATATAATCCTACATTAACTACATTAACTATTCCAACAACACCATTAACCTCAATAACCAACACAGTCCTATTAACTTTACAGAATAACTATTTTAAAGATAACTCTGCCAATGTATTTGCCATCGTAATGTCTGGGTCACCAAAAATACAATCATTCTCTCCCTTTGCACCAACTGCAGCTTATAGTGCTGCGACGGTTGGGGGTAGTGCATATTTTAATGGTACTGGGGATTACTTAACCGCCCCAGCGTCTGCTGTTTATGACTTTGGATCAGGCGCTTTTACTGTTGAATGTTGGATCTATCAAACTGCTTCTACTGGAGCAGAACAAATTTTTATGTATCATGGATGGGCAGGCGCAGGCGGCCTCAATTATGGATGGCGAGCAGTAATACTAAACTCAACTAATCAATTATTTTTTTACTCAAATGGTACTGGTACTACATTTACCGATTTGGTTGTATCTCCCAATGTATGGACACATGTAGCGTTTGTTGGTTCAGGTGGCGTGCTTTCAGCGTATAAAAATGGCGTAAAAAGTGCAACTACACCAACATACACTGCATTAGTAGATCGCCCTTCTTCAATTTTAGGTATTGGTGGATTTAATAATGCAGATGAGAACATACCCGGAAGATTATGGTTTGGTGGTTACCTCTCTAACCTCCGTATAGTTAAAGGTCTTGCAGTTTATACTTCAGCTTTCACTCCACCTACTGCTCCATTACCAGCATCTATAACCATCACTACAACTACAACCAACACTATTGAGTATCTAGTTATTGCAGGTGGTGGTGCAGGTGGAAGTGCTAGTAATAATGATACCGGTGGCGGTGGTGGCGCTGGAGGACTATTAACGGGTAACATAACTGCGTTATCAAATACAGTATACACTATATCATTGGGTGCAGGAGGAACTGGTGCGGCTGCAGGTACTAATGGTGGAAATGGACAGAATTCAAGTATTGTAGGTACTGGTATATCATTAACTTCAATTGGTGGAGGTGGCGGTATATATAGAAACAATTCTGGTTCTACTGGAGGATCTGGTGGCGGTGCAGGTTCATCGGGTAGTGCAGGCGGATCAGGTACCGCCGGCCCACCAAGACAAGGATATAATGGTGGTACTGCTTCATTCAATGGTACATCAGGTACTGCAGGTGGTGGTGGTGGCGCAGGCGCTGTTGGTACAAGTCCAGGCCCAGGTGGGGTAGGTGTTTCCAGTTCAATTTCAGGATCAGCAACTTACTATGCGGGTGGAGGTGGCGGAGCTACTTCTGGCGGAACAACGCAAGTAGGTGGTACAGGAGGCGGTGGAGGTGGCGGTAGACCAGCTCTTGCTGCTGTAGTTGGTGCTGTAAATACCGGTGGTGGTGCTGGTGGTGTTTGGGCACCAAACGCTACTCCAGTTGCAGGTATCAATGGCGGCTCTGGTATAGTAGTTATTCGTTACTTGGCAACTTTGCCTGCAGCACTATCCACCACTAATGCAACAATGACATTATCTGGTGGATATCGTATATACACCTGGACAACAAGTGGAGCCATTACATTTGATACATTTCCAATATTGACTTCTACTACCGTAACGGCCCAGAGTAGTTTACTACTGTCCGGAACAAACACTGGAATACAAGATACTACTGGTAAAAATACTTTAACAACAGTCGGTGATGTTAGAGTATCCACTGCAGTTAAAAAATACGGTACAGGCGCGATGTACTTTGACGGTACTGGGGATTATTTAACAATAACGTCGGTCCCATTATGGGATTTTGGTACGGGGAATTTTACAATTGAATTTTGGATTAACACCACGCAAACTACCAGCAATGCAACATTAATTACAAGGTCCTGGGTTAGTTCTCCTTGGACCGGTGGATGGGGTATTCAATTAAATGGCAATAGTAGTGCTGCTATGACTATATATTGGGCAGATTATTCAACAAGCAGTCCTTTTATGACTGCAAACACTACTTCATATCGGGATGGTAACTGGCATCATATTGCATGGGTTAGAAACGGTACATCATTTGTTTTATATATTGATGGTGTATCTGTTGCAACAGCAACTAGTTCAATAGTGTTTGGGACAGTAACTAAAAATATTATTATTGGAGAAGATTTAACATTTGGGCCAAGACCATACCTTGGTTATATAGACGATCTAAGAATAACCAAATATGCAAGATACACTGCCAATTTCGTCCCACCATCGGCAGCATTACCAGTACTGTAGATTTTCATTGACCCATATTGGTATAAATATACAATATGGCATTCCCAACTACTCCAAATGACGGTGACACTACCACAATCAATAGTGTATTATATACCTACGATAGCAGCAAAAATGCTTGGCTACGATTAGCACCCATCATTACTGGTACTACTACTGGGGCAATAACAGTAGCAACAACTGCACCAGTACTAACGATTAATGATCAAGGTCATATTTGGATTAATAGTTCCACTGATGATCAATATGTATTAATACCAAGCGGTAACTCAACTCAATGGAAAGAATTGATTGGTAGTGGAATTAACGGTGCCACCGGACCAATCGGACCATCAGGTGATGATGGTTGTTTACTACCTGATGTTGGTGCAACTGGTGCAACTGGTGCAACTGGACTTATCCCAGCAATATCAACAATTGTGGTAACAGATCAATATTGGGAACCATTGCCATATGCCAATTCAGTTGATATCAATGGTGGGTATATAAGAATTACTGGTGTAGGATTTATTCCCAATTGTCGTGCATTCGTTGGGCAATATATAACTGCCACTACTTACATTAAAGAAACAGAAGTTGGTGCAATAGTTCCAGCATTGCCAACAGGATTTTACACTGGGTATGTAGTGAATCCAGGTGGAGGTACTGCAGAATTAGTAGATGGTATTCATTGTCATCCATTGCCCCAATGGGTTACTACTTCACCACTTCCTGCCGCCAAGGCATTAGTCCCAACAAATATTCAATTAAATGTTACTGCCGCAACAAACTTCAGAATGGCTTCGGGAAGTTCATTGCCACCTGGCTTGACATTGCAACAACATGGGTTAATTAATGGAACTGTTCAATCAGCGTATGTCCCTTCGACCACTACTTTCAATTTTACAGTAGTTGCTACTGATGCAGAATTGCAAGACGCAGTTAGGGCATTGATATTAGTTGTTGCTCCGGTAGCGGGAATAGAGTGGACTGCAAATAGTGTACCGATAAGTAATGCTAGAAATATTAGAGCAGTGGCATATAGTCCTGAAAGAGAAGAGTATGTAGCTATTTTAATTCCACAAACTAATTCGTCCTATCCTCAAGCAATGTTAAGTACAGATGGACTTAATTGGACTAAAATTATTGGATACCCAATGGGTGGTTCTTTCCCATGGCCTCATGCACCTCTCACTTGGAATAATGAGCGTAATGAATACATTACTTATTATGATGACACTCATGTGGTAGTTGGACAAGGTTCTAGTTGGACAAAAAGTAATACAGGACCGTATTTCGCGTATCACATAGCTTGGAATTCTTGGTTGGGAAAATATATTTCAAGTGGCAATCAGTTACTTCCGAACACTTCAGTGTGGACTCCTAGCATTTCAGGTAGCATTACTACATCAAATAATATTACTTTTATTAAGCCAATCAATGGCTCGGGTACTGTAGCTTCAGTAGAAGGATTTTCTGGTACTGCTTCCGCCACATTAGTTCTTAATTCGGAGGTGCCTGGACCAATATGGTACTTTGGATTTTCTGCAGGATATGGATTTACTATGTCATATCAATCACTATCAATATACTCTCCGGGAAAATTACGAACTATTGGTTCTATGGCACAAGGCGATTCAGTTACTGTTGAATTTGATGGTAGTAACATAAATTATTACCATAATGGAGAAGCAGTTCTGCAGTATGGTTATCTATTAGTACAACCTATTCCGAGGGCGATTGGTAGTGCATTATATCTTTCTTATTCAGTGGGTACTGGTGCATATCAGGGTGAAAGTAGTGTAAGTCTATATTTCTCTGGCCGCGTCAGCAAAGGTGGAACAATGATCAGTTCCGATGGTATCAATTGGTCTTCTTCCGGACCAATGGGACCTGAATGGGGAGATACGACAAAAGTAACTTGCGTTATTGCTAGACAAGATACTGGACAAACTCTTGCTATAGGATTATCCGGACGCGGAGCAATAAGTGATGATGGGATAACATGGGAATACCATCGTCAACCAATAAGTGCATATTCAGGGGTATGGGGTGACGGTAAATATGTTATCGGAGGATCCGGAGGATTACTTGCTTCTAGTTCTGATGGTATTAACTGGGTAACTCTTGTTGGCTTACGAGATTCAACACCCTGGGGTAATAACATTATTCACGATATAAATTGGAATGGTTCACAATTTATAGTAGTTGGCGTTGCAGGCCGTACTGCAATTAGCTCAGATTGTTTTAATTGGACATATACTGGCGGATGGACTGGACAAAACATATATTCAGTTACATGGAATGGTACTTACTCCAATGGAGGGCCAGCATATATGGTAGCTGGCACTGGTGGATTAATTGGGCGTAGTAGTTGAAATAAATACACTATGCCATTCCCATCTTCACCGTCGAACAATCAAACTGCTATCGTTAACCGTATTGTTTATAAGTATATTTCAGCTAAACATGCATGGAGTGCTATATCATCTGTACAAACAGTTAATAGCGGGTCTGTTATTGTAGCTAATGTTGCTCCTGAATTTATTTTTACCGCAGGTACTCCTGTATATTGGGACCCCACTAGTCTAAACTATTTCTTGATTGATACTACTGCATTAAATATTTGGGTAAATTCTGATACAGAAGTACAATACATTTATGTTAATGATGCATGGATAATGTTTGGTAAAAATGTAGCAGGTGCTACTGGAGCAACAGGCCCTCAAGGACCTCAAGTATCTACTTCGGGTGCTACTGGTTCAACAGGTATAACATTAACTTCTACTTTGTAATATGACACTCCCATCATCCCCTACTGATAATTTAATAGGTACTCTACATGGAATTGAGTACAAATATAACCTTAGTAAATCTGCTTGGCAAAGACAAGTATCTAATGCCAATGTTACCGGTAGTGGTACACTAACTACAATAACTTCATCTCCACCAGTACAAGTACCATATGGGGTTAATATTTGGATGAATGATGCCAATGGAGAATATAGATTATTCTCACAATCAAGTAATTCATGGATAAGTTTTGGAAGTGGTATTACCGGAGCAACAGGTGCTACTGGTATTCTTGGTGAATGCATTGGTTCTTCTGGAGCAACAGGTTCTACTGGATTGACCAATGAAGTGATTCATGATTTGCCTATTTGGTCCACCTCAACATCATTACCTCAGATAACTGCTGAAAGCCCAGCAAATACACAACTACTAGCTGCAAATGCAGTATCATATGTATTGGATGCCAGAGGAACATTACCTCCAATGTTAAATATATCAGCAGATGGTCGGTTAATAGGTACCCCAACTGATGCTTATGCTGCTGCGATACCGCCAACCTACAATTTTTCAGTTATTTCTGCCAATGATACCAGACAAGTCAGCGAGCCTAGAACATTTACTATTTCTATAAGAGGCGCTCCTGGAACCTACTGGAATGCACATACCGGATTACCAGCATTACCATCACTTGATTTACACTTTAAACCAATGTCATTGTGTTATGGTGCAGGAATATTCCTACTAGGTGGTGAAACAGGTCAGATAGCAATGAGTGGAGATGGTATAAATTGGACAAGGGGAGGTACACTTAGACCAAATGGATCATATTCTGTTCCCTGGGGTGGGGCTCCAATGCGATCAGTAGTTTATGCTGCTAATACTGGTGAATTTATAAATTCTGCTGGATATTACAGTGATGATGGTGGAAATACTTGGCGAGGACGTTTTGTCAGTACCAATTATATTTTTTACATAGAAGCTACTGGTGCATTATTTTCCACCAACTATAATATCCGAGTATCTTTTGATGCTGGTCGTTCATGGAGTCTCAGAAAGACAATATGGAGTACTAGACAAATAACTAATGTATCATATGGGGGTGAGGGAATATACTTGGCACTAGGTTCAAGTAGTGGGGCAACTAGTACAGATGGGATTAATTGGACTGTCAATCCAGTACCCGTTGCCCCACCTGCACATTATTATATTATGCGCAATGCAATATGGAATCCAGATAGGAATGAGTTTTTGGGTTTTGTGTTTCTTGTAGGATCATACCCTTCAATTTGGAGAAGCACTGATGGTTTTAATTGGACGATGCTAAACAATACTATTGCATTTCCAAGCATGTATCTTAGAGAACCAAAAATTATATGGACTGGAAGTAAATACATATTAACAAATAATGTGAATGTATTTCTTAGCCCGGATGGAATTACATGGACTATACGGCCTTATACTACTTCTCTTAATAGTTATACTGACATTGTATGGAACGGTACTTCGTTATTGATAGTAGGACATCCATATGTTCAAGCCGGGGTATTGACTTGGACGAGTCCAACCTATTAACAACAGTTTTGAACTGTACGAATTTTTTCCAGTACTGAATTAAATCCAAATGTTCTAGCCACTCCTGGGTGCAATGGACGAGGAGCGCATTCTAATGGCAACCAACTATACCCAACATGTTCATTGTTTAAGATAGGCACAAATTCATCTGCTACTGCTACAAAGAAAGTATGATAGACAAATCTTTCATTGCTACTAGTGAATTGTTCAATAGGCACAAATTTTGGGTCTATAATTACTCCACCCAATTCTTCTTTGATTTCTCTAGCTAACCCATCCATTACGCTTTCACCACTATCAATTTTTCCACCAGGTAATCCCCAGGTGTTAGACCAACTACCACCATCACGCAGCAAAAACAAATATCGTCCTGACTGTTGACTATAAATCAACGCACCAGCACCAATAGTTATGGGACGAAAGTCCATGCTCCTGCTCCATACCGACCTTCTACTGCCTTCGTCCATTGTTGATCTTTCCATTTATATTGAGTCATCGTTCTTAGGTTGGTAACATATTGCACTGTATTTACAGAACTGCTAATAAAACTCACGGTCCAATGAGTCCCATCATATTCAATGATATCATTTGCTTGTGCTACTAATTGAGGATAGCCTGGTCTATTCCAAAGAACAGGTCCCTCTGCATCACCCGGATAACCAATATCCTGTAAGATTAAAAATCTTGTCCCAATAACTGGAGTTAATAATGCTGAATCAATTGTAACAGTTAGTGGATTTATAATAGCAGTTACCGGATCTAATGTATTAGCTGGCAAGGTATCAACTAATGGAGTAAACAATAATAAGCTTGCATTTGATGGATGATACGCTACTGTACCAACTATGGTAATATCGTCTTGCTCCAATCTAATTTGACTTATGCCATTACGTAAAGATTCATATCCATATCTAGATAGACCAAGTTCCCACACAGCAGGTGGTTCTACTGTCGCCCCAGAAGGGTCAAATGTAGTTTCGTTATTGGATTGTATTAATTGTAATGTATTGCCGAGATATATTATATTGAAATCCATAATAGTAACTATTTGTCTAGCTACGGGTGAAGCATTGCCTGTATCAAATATATCACTTGCGACGATTCCATTATCATCCCACACAGAAGAAATAATACGCTGTATAACTCCCATTTTCTTAACTTTAGCAGGAGCACTTAACCATATTGGTAATTCAAATGTCAAACTAGCAATATCAATTTGATCATCAGCTCCTGAAGGTACTGAACGACTAGTGAATGAAGTATCAGTCAATGTAATATAACTTAAACTTGACCAATCAATATTATTATCTGTACTTTGAATTTCCATAGACGGATTAAATAATACTGATATTTGTTCTAGTAATTGTAACTTTTGATCTGTATTACTTGTCCATATATCACATTTAAGAGTAAGTATATACGGAATAGGCATTAATCTTTCAACTGTAAGAATATCACCTTGTGATGATGATAACTCTCCAGTAACCGGATTATATGCTCTCTCTCTGACATTCAAATTACTTACGTGAAATGGTTCTTGTACTCTACTACGATCATAACGAAATTCAGTAATATATATAGCCATTGCTGGCACACCTAATAATGTATTTTCACTATTATTTCTCAAAATCTGGCTAGCTTGCCTACTAGCATCACCATAAAATACTGGGACTCTTAATAAACTACTAGTACCATTACGATCCTGTCCTAATTGAACTTGAAAGTTACTCATCAACCTTATAAATTGTTGTAAGAATCGGCGAATCTGTCCGCTATAAAAATATGAATTCATTATATATCAGCCTTAGGTCTTAGTATTGTATTCAAGGTTTGTTTTTCTGGCTGAACTTCAAGATTATGATCAATAAATGTATTACTATTATTAATGAAACTGTTACGAAGAGTTAGATTATTATCAGCCCCATTAGTAATGTTAGTTCTTTGTACATCTTCAATCTTGAGCCAGCGCCGCCCATCATACCTAAACAACCTATTAGGACTATAATCTAATCGTAAACAATAATCCCCCTCTGCAGGATTAGCTGGAAAACTAATACCAGCTTCTACTGGTAAACCATTGGGTGGTATACCATCAGCACTCAAATAACCTTTAATTTTCGCATTAGGAGTTTCACCATTGGGATCAAATGTATAACGGAGTGTCATATCATAGCCACTTTCTGGAACATCAGATTCAGCTTGATTAAGTATCGCTTCATTTATATCAATATATTTGTTATAACTACTTAGAATATCTTTTAATGGAGTTGGATCAGCATCACTTATTGTTAAGGTAGTTAATATATCCTTATATTCTTGACTATCTACCATTGGATTTATTTTGCACCTCCACAAATGCGGCCACCAAGTTGGACTATATCCTTCACTTGCCTTACTAGTATCACCAACCACAAAGAATCGTTTAAGAGCAACAGGTACACTTTGATCTAGTGAACCATAATCAGTTAAATGTACTAATTCCAATACATCACCATTCATAATTCTACGACCGATAGTTTCAATCATATCATTAATATGAAAGGTCATGAATAATGTACCAGTTTGTAAAAATAATCCAAATTGACTTAAATCAAAATCATTATCACTAACTTGATACATTCCTCGCATACTATATACACTAGTATCATATTTACGATCACGATTTTCTAATAGTAATAAGTCTTGAATATTCTGTTCACTTTGATTTAGATATTGCGGCTGAGTAGCATCATTAGTAACACCCTGATTTAATGGACCTAGATACTTATGAACTAGCACTCCGGTACCACCGATAGTAAACATCTCTGAAATTCTACGGTCAAAGAATTTATAATCGTTGGAATGTCTGCCATCTTTCCATAAACTTAAACGGGCCATGCTAGTTCCTTCTTTTTTATATTTATCTAGAAGATGACACCCCTATGTGTTGTATAAGTACAACAGACATGGTTGACATTTCTATCAACCTATGTCA